ATAAAAAAAGCAAATGCAATACAGCAAATGCCTAATGTTATGTATCCTGCTGGAATAAATATTTTAAATACTCCTATGGCCAGTAATACAATACCTATAACAAGAAATATATCATCTATACATTTAGATAATATATTCCTTATATTTTTAAATACCTTTTTTAACAATTCCTCACCACCTTAAGCAGTTCTTTTAACTAAATCTAAGAATGTTGGTCTATTATCTATATAGATTCTGTAAGCTATTATAATTGTTACAGCTCCATCAATCTTTTTATCATCTTGGCCTTGTACTTTTACTGGCATTATATCTTGCTTACCATTAAGTACAAATGCAGTATTTTCTAAACACCATTTATCAATAGGATTATTATTGTATACAATGAGGTTCTTTTGAAGATCTTTTTCTACTAATTTCATTGGATCACTCATTGTTCCAAAATCTTGATTTATTCTTGTACAATCAAATCCATATCCCTCCATTTCTTTAACCCAATATATAGCGGACCATTTATCATAGCCTGTACTAAATACTCTTATATTGTAGTCTTTATATAATTTATAGAACCATGCTGTAACCAATCTAAAGTCATTTTCTCCACCTTGGGATACTTCAATATAATCATCTTTTATCCATTGTTTGAATTTAGGCAAATCTTCTTTTGAAAGATTCTCTAATTTAGATTCTGGAATAAAGTACTTTTGATGAAAATACTTATGATCGTCTCCTGGTTTCATCAACATTATTCTTGCACTTGTTAAATCGCCAGTTTTGGATAAATCAGCAGCACCTATGGCAAAGCAGTTTCTAAATTCTTCTAAGTCAAACGTTTTTTCATTGATAATATATTCTGTAGATAGCCATGCTGCAGCATTATTTTGTTTAATATTAAAATCTTTAGATAATACAAAAACCTTTGTTGGTTTACTTGTCTTAGCTTCTTCTATCATTTGTCTTAAGAAACTTTTCTTCTTTACTACTCCTAACGATGGATTAGATTTATAATGACTTTTTTCATCTTGCCATACTTCCCTTTCATTATCCTGAGTATATAGCCATATTAACCAACGTGGTCTTTCAAGTTCTCCATCTAGAACCTGTCTAGCTTCTTTTAATCTACCATCTAAGTAACCATCATTAATAACTCCTTCTGTTGTTAACTCAAAAAACAGTGGCTCTTCTTGAGTAGACAGTGCTTGTCTAATAGGCATTATTGAACTATTATCTTTAAGCTCATGTACTTCATCTACTGCACCAACTCCAATGTTACGTCCTTCTTTTGCTCCTGTCTTGGCTGATATTTTCTTAATTGTACCTTTGTTCTGGTATGAGAATTTTCCCTTCTTCTTTTTTGTCTTTGGATTTCCAAAGAACATACCTTTAATATTTTTCCTTGTTAATTTTTCAAGACTTGGACTATCCTCACGCATAGAGTTAATAGCTTGAAACATTAAATCAGCAGATTCATAATCATTACTAGAACAAAGTATCTTAAGTCCCATCGGACCACAAAACCATTCTGCTAAACATATCGCTGATATTAAAGGAGTTTTACCATTTTTTCTTCCCACTAGAAATAATACATCTTGATATAATCTTACTAGCCTTCCTATTTCTTCATCATATATCTTGAATGAATATATAGCTTCAACAAAGGCTTTCTGATAGAGCAACAATAAAAATGGTTTCCCAGCAAAAGGTGCTTCACTATGTTTACATTTTTCTTCTATGAATTTAATTCTTTTATGCGCCACTGAAAAATCTATAGTTATATCAAGATCATCAAAGTGAGTTAATAAAATATCTAGTTGCTGCATTAACTCATGGCCAATAATTATTTCTCCACTTTTACATTTCTCAATGTATTGCATTAAATATGAGTATTGACCATTATAAGTACAATCAATTATATTAGGCATTTATATCATTCCTTAGATTCCTTTAATAATTTTGATGATTCATTATTTAGATATTCAGAAACTTTTATATATCCTTCTGTATTAAATTCATTAGCAAATCCTCTGAACTTTACTCTTGCAGGATAAACATTTGTTATCGATCCATCTTTCTCAACTTCAACTACTATACTCCAACCAAATGTATGAAGTATCATATTTATCCACCATAACAATCCACTATTTCTAAACTCTTCCCATGATTTGTTACTAACCATAGTTTTTGACTTTAATTCCTTATAAGTTTTTACTTTACGCAATTCTTCTTTTGTAGGATTAATATTAAAAGGTATTATTGGACTCTTACATATAGGACAATTCACCCCATCTTTATCACTAGTTTTAAATTCACATGTACATTCATGCTTTAAGCATTTATATATTACTTGTTTCATAATTCACACCTCTATTCATATTCATCCATATCTTCGTCATCATCATCAATTTTCTTTTGTAAAACGCTACTTAAAGATTTAATGACAATAGAATAACTATTAAGATTTTGCCTATATTCTTTAGCTATTGGTAAAGGCTTCTGCAAACTTGTATTATCTGGATGAATTTTAATCATACCTGTCTTTTCTAAAATCTGTTTTAACTCATAATTTTCTGCATATAAAAAAGCTGCATCTTGGATTAATCCCTCGACCAGCTTTTTATCAGATTCCTCAACATCTCCAAATATTTCATTTAATTTGTTTAATTCTTTATTATAGACTTCTTTTTTAGTCATTCTTGCAACATCTCCAAATACCTCGATTTGTTTCAAAGTTTTTCAAAAACTCTCAACTGATTTTCAAAATTTACAGCGTATGTTGAGATTGTGTCCCCTATTCGGTCTTACGCACAAGCATTTTATCTCTTATATGGGGGGATTATGAATACATATCAAACCATTCATCAATATATTTTTCCCATTCAGTAATCATATACTGTCTGTCTTTATCAACATTAAGTCTTGCTTTGCACTCATCATTAGTTGCTTCAATATAAATAAGCTCTGCCCCTATATCTTCAGCTAACCTTTCCCTTTTAAACTTGTCTGCATATCCTCCAATAATCCAAGCATTGTACCACTTTCCATATCTAGTCTTTATATTATCTATAAGTAATGTTCTTACATTGATTACATTAGTTAATATATTATTAGGTTTATCATATATAGCCTGCATACTTAATGCTTCATATAATTTATCCATATCAACTACTAGATCACCACGCTCCATATTCTCTTTAACAAATGATTTCTTACCTGACAATGGAGCGCCATACACTAGATATACTTTCTTAGGTGGTTTATATCCGAACCTATAATGTTCTTTATCATGGCAACTATGACATATTAATTCACTATTATCTGGATTAAGACTTATGCTATAATCATTGACATTCTCTGGTGTTAATTCTTTTTTATGATGAGCATGAATGTCTATGGGATTAACTATTAGCTTTCCACACTTTCCACATATTACTCCACCATGTTCTTTACTTCTCTCTAATATTAAGTTCAGTCTAAATGTTCTCCACTTAGATGATGCATAGAAGGTTTGTAATATTGCATATCTAGCCATTTATCTTATCCACATAATCTATATTTGATTCTAGTATAATAACCTTACAACCAAACTTTTGGGAATATTTATTTTCTAATTCTGAAACATTATCCGTTAATCCTCTATTCCTTAGTATTACAATTGAGCTCCCTCCTAATGTGATTGTTTTAATCTTATTAGTTTTATTTGCTTTTTGTTCTTCAACTTTCTTATCATTTTCCATAATAAATTTCCTCCTTTAAATTTATCTGTTGCGTAACCTGCTTGTGTTATAACTTCAAATTCTCCATCAACCTCAATTTCATCTGGAATTAATTCTATTATTGCTTTTGGAGGTTTTCTCCCATCTGCAATTATTTCTATATGCGTAACCCTATTTAGTACTTTATCATCAATCAATATTTTCTCAGCATGAAAGCCTTTTGATTTTAATGTAAGTTTCATAATTATCCACCTCTCATTTAATTACCAATTCTTAGATTCATCCATCTTCTTTTGATGTTCAAATTTTTCTTTTTCTAATTGAAATTTTCTATTATCAAATTCTTTTCTATATTTATGTTCTGGATTTTCTTCAAAGAAATTAGTTAGCCAATCCATTGCTTTTTGTGGATCATGCAATTTAACACTTGTACCTTGCTTAGTTACATTTATTTCTTTAATTAAGCTTCCATCAACTTCCCAACTTTCTTTCAACTTAGTTGTATTAACCATTTGCATTAATACTTCTTGTTTCCCTGTAGTTGGATTCACATAAATAATAGGCCCATTGCTGTTTATTATTGGTACTAATTCTCTTCCAAACTCCATAAAATCAGTAATATTTGCAAATGCTATTCTCATCTGTTTTTCTACTACATCATCTATATCTGCTAGTATTGTTTCTTTTTTTAATCCTTTTAGATAATCTACATAAGCTTTAACCTTAGCATTTTTTAACAATCTGCATCCTTCAACAAATGCACTTGTTGGAGAATATCCTGCTTTAATTGCTGCTTGTGTTGCGTTAAAATTCTTAACAAATATTTCTGCAAAGAATCTTTGTTTTTCAGTTAATTCTTCTATTTCTAAATAATTATTATTTTTTATTTCTTCATTTGATTCTTGAATATTTTTTGCATCATATTTTTTATTATCTTTTGTATGCGTACTTTTTTCTTTTTTGGTATGCGTACTTTTTTTATCTCTAGACCATTTATATCTTTGTTTCCATGACTT